TAATCCGGCTGCCCTGCGGCGATGGGATAGACGGCCATGATGGCTCCTCAGTAGTGGCGGATCGCGTTACCGGCGGCGCGTGGAGTCGGCAAACCGACTCTCCGCCACTGCCCGGTCCATGTCGTCGGCGATCTCCTGCCACTTCGCTTCGCGACCCTTCCACTTGCCCTTCGTCTTCTCGTCGTAGTGACGGTTGACGTCTTCCACCGTGTACGTCCGCTGCGGCCGCGCATTGCGGCCGGGCGACGTCGAGGCAGCTGAGGCTGAGGGGGACACAAGCGCAGCGGCGGGATTCGCCGGCGGAGGCGTGGCGGCCGGACGGGCATTGCCGTCAGCCATTCCCACGTCCTGCTTGAATCGATTGATCATCCGAGCGCATCGGTCAGCGTCCCCCCTCTGGAAAGCTCGCTGGATGATGCCCAACCTCGGCTCGTCGCTATCTTCACCGACTTTTTGCAGCCAGTCAACAAACCGCGTGTCACCGCTTTCGTGCATGTGATTGATATGTTCCCAGTCGGGAGCGCCCTGCGCATCGACCACCAGCTGGTTCATGCGCGCGGCGAACTGCTGCTCGACCGTGTTCCGGGTCACCTGCGCCGTCGCCTCGGAGGTGTTGCGCACGCCGGCCAGCGCCGACTCCATGCTCTGGATCTTGTCCAGCAGTGGCCGGACGCCATCGCCCACGATACGACGCACGAAGTCCGTCAGGTCGGCGCCATACTCCTCGATCTCCTGATCGGTCACGCTGGACCGCGGCGCGGCCGGCGCCGGCGCGGCGGGCGGCTGCTCGACCCGGCGCTCCAGCATGCGCTCCAGCGTCTGCGAGCGGCCGCGCTCGGCCGCCAGCTCGGCGTTGGTGCGGTTGAAGTTACCCTCCAGCGTCGCCAGCCGCTGCTGCAACTGCGCGTACGCCTCGGCCGTAATCGGACCCGTGCCGGACGGCGGTGCACCATCACCACCGATCTGCGTGACCTGCTGGCCTACGCCGAACTGGGTATCGGGGTCACGCGGAGCGCCGTCGGGCGCCGGAGCGCCATCGTCCGGCACGCCGTCCGCGTTCTGAATCGCCGTGATCTGTTCGTCCGCCTCACGGGCGGCGTCGCGTACGCGCTGGGGGGTAGCCATTAGGTATTTTTCCTGTTGAGGATAGCGATGATGTCGTTCAGCTGTTGTGCCCGACCTTGGAGGTTCGGGACGGCCGCTGACGTGTTGGTGACGAGTGCATCTTTTTGTTGCGCGAGCAGGTCTTCCATGCAGGTCAGGACGACCTTGAACGCCGGGCTGAGCCGAAGGGCGCAAACCGCTTCGGTCAGCCGCAGCTGGGCTTCCTTGCTGTACGCCTTCGGGACCGTCAGGTCACTCACGAGACGGTGACCGACGGCGCCTGACGCTTGTTTCCGTTCTTGTTGCCCGACTTGTTCGCCGGGAACGGCTTCAGGGTGGGGGTCTTGACCGGGGTCGGTGTCTGCGAGGTCTTGCTGCTGATCACCTTCGACTTGCCGGTGCCGAGGTTTGCCTTCTGTGCCATGGGATCATGCCTTCGGTGGTGCCGCGCCATCGGCGGCGGGTTGCGGTGCCGGCGTCGCCGGGACGTTGGGCGCCTGCGCCGACGGCGGGGTGCCGGGGCCAGACGGACCACCCATGGCGCCACCCGGCGCCGGAGGGTTGGGTTGCTGCGGCGGCTGGCCGGGTGCACCCTGTCCGGGCGCCACGCCCATCTGCGGCACGCCGCGGCCGATGGAGTCGGTAGGCAGCTGCAGGTCGTTGGCCATTTCCTTGATCAGCTCCGTGCGGAACTGCGGGCCGACGATCGCGAGGTCGGTGGGGTTCGCCGTGACCTGCAGGAACTGCGCGCGGCGCATGCGCAGCTGGTCGCGCTGCACGAGCTGCGTGGCGCCCTTCGCCACCACGTTGATGTCGCCGTCGTCCACAAGGTCGGGCCGCGTCAGCGACAGGTAGATGTTCAGGTCGATGACGGCCGGCTCGATCACGTTCTTGTCGATGCTGGTGACCGCCTGTTTCATGGTGCGGTTCGCGGCGTCCATGAGCATCGACAAGCCGCTCGACGTGCGGCCGATCGTCGACATACCCTGCGGGTCGCCCTGCATGAACTGCGGCATGGCGCTGAAGATGTCTGCCATCTGCATCAGCTTCTCCAGCACCCCCATCAGCTCGTTGGCGTTCGAGCTGGGCTGGAAGAAATTGATCGGCGGCTGGCTGCCTTGGCCCATGGGGTCGTCCGTGAACGGCCAGACCTTCCACGGGAACATCGTGAGGTCTTTCTCCTCGGGGTCGAGCCGCCCTTCGTTCACGGCCACCTGCGGGCCGCTGGCAATCGCCATGTTGTTGATCAGCGCGCGAAACGTGGCGTTGCCCGCATCGCAGATGTCCTCGATCATCTTCGGCACGCCGAGACCGATCACGCTGCCGGGCACGCGCTCGAACGAGTCGATGTAGAACGGCTTGTTGCCGAGCGGGTGCGGGTTGATGCGCACACCGATCACCGTGTCGTCGATCAGCCAGCCTGTGATGTTCAGGTCCTGCGTGGCGTCGGGGACATCCTTCGCGTCCATACCCCAGTCGATCAGCAGGTCGCCGCTCACGCTGCCATGGAACTCCAGCATCGGGAACGGTCGGTCCACGGCGTCCGTCCGGTAGCTCTGCGTCTGGTCGGACTCGCGCTGCTCCAGCACCGAGCGTTCCCACTCCGTGTACGAGAACCAGTCCTTGAACGACTCCGGCTGGCGGTCGAGGATCGACTTGATCGCGTCGGTGTCATAGGCCGGCAGACCGATCAGGGACTGCAGCGCCTGCCGGTTGATCCGTTGCTTGTGGACGATGTAGCCGTCCTGCGCCGACTGGGACCATGGCGCGACGTAGACGTCGAACGGCGCGCACCGCTCCCACGTCATGGTCGGTTCGTTCTTGACGACGGCCTTGCCACCTTCCCAGTGCATCTGGTTGCGGTAGTACACCACTGGTCCCTTCAGCACGGCGTAGGGGAACGTGGCGATGTCTTGCAGGAACGACCAGAGCGCGGAGTAGAACCCACCCTGCTGCAGCAGGTCGTCCAGCTGGTCCTCGCGCTGTCGCAGCGCCTGCGTGGAGTCCTGCATCTTGTGCTGATACAGCATGTCGCGCAGGTCGCGCCGGCGTGCGAACAGCATCTGCGGGGTCAGCTGGATCGGCTGGCCGCTGGCTGCCGCGTCGTTCTGCGCCTGCCGAACCTCGGTCTGCAGCAGCTGCGCGATCATGCTTTCCGTCTCGGTGTCGAGCGGCATCTCCGGCTCGGCCGTCGACTCGATCCCCCACGGTCGATCCGTGGATGTGTAGACGTCGCGCAATGCCGCGGCGACGCCTCGGATCTTGTTGGCGGCCAGCCGCAGGAACACGTCCGTCGACTCGGAGTCCTGAATCTGCTTCAGCTTGTCCGGGGCGTACTCGCCGCGCGAGGCGCGCAGGGCGGCCAGCAGGTCATCGTCCACGCCGCGCAGCTTGCGCGTGTCGCGGGATGCCTCGTAGGCGTCGCGGATGTATTTCGCGAGACCCGAGGCGATCGATTCATTGGCGGCGGACGATGGCGCCGTGGTATCTGTTGGGTCAGCGCTCGACCCCATACCACCCATGGCGCCCCCGTCGGACGTTGCCGGGACGGGTACACCCAAGGTGCCGCGCAGGAGGGGGGTGGCCACGTTGTCGTCTCCGTCCGAGTTCCGGGTAATATACAGACGCGACCCCGAGGAGTCAGCATGTTCGTTCCCAACACCCCTGCGCCGACATCTGCGGCCATCGAGGGTCCCACCACGCTTCCAGCCGCTTCTCCGCTCGCGGTGGGTGTCTCGGATCGATTCCTGCAATACGACGCTCGCGAGCTGGCGCGCCGCATTGTAGCCGGGCTGGACCAACCCCTGCAGCTGGCCATCGGCATGGGCCTAACGCCCGAGCAATGGCAGGTGTTGGAGTTCCATCCCCACTTCATGAAGCTTATGGGGGAGGCACGCGACGAGGCGAACAGCGCCAACGGGCTTGTCGATCAGGTGCGCCTGAAGGCGCTCATGGCGCTCAACGAGGGCGGCGTGCTCGACATGGCCTCGATCATGGCCGACCCCAAGACCGCACCGAACATCCGCAAGGGCGCGTTCGACTCGCTGGCGGACGTCGCCGGCATCACGCGCCACAAGGACCAGCAGGCCAGCCAAGCCGGCGCCGGCCCACTGATCACGATCATCATGCCGGGCGGAAACGCCTCGCCGCGCGTGATCGGTCCCGTGGTCTCGGAGCAGTGACGGCATGAAGACCTACGAGGCCAGCCCGACCGTCGCGCAGCTCATGCTGAGCTACCGCTATTCGCGTGTGTCGACCCTGCTGGGTCCGATCGGCGGCGGCAAGACGGTGGGCATTATCATGACGCTGCTGAGCATCATGAACGCGCAGAAAGCCGATGACCGTGGGCGCCGCCGCACGCGCTTCGCCGTGGTCCGCAACACGAGGCAGCAGCTGAAAGACTCGGTGCTGAAGTCCGTCCACGACTGGCTACCACCCAACGGATCGAGCATCCTCTGGCGCGAGACGGACATGACGCAGGTCATCTCCTACCGCATGGAGGACGGCACGCAGGTCTACAGCGAATGGGTGTTCCGTTCCCTCGACGACGCAGACGACGCCCGCAAGCTGCTCTCCGTGGAGTACACCGCAGGCTGGCTGTCCGAGTTCCGCGAGATCCCCGTCCAGCTGCTCACCGACCTGCGCTCGCGCATGGGGCGCTACCCCTCCATGAAGGACGGCGGCTGCACGTGGCATGGCGTGCTGGCCGAGTCGAACATGCCCATCGAAGGTAGCGAGTGGCACCAGCTGCTGGAGGTCGACCGCCCGAGCTGGCTGAACCCACTCATGCAGCCGCCGGCGATGCTGCGGAAAGAGGACGGTGGCTTCGAGCCGAACCCGATGGCGGAGAACGTGAAGTGGCTCGCGCCGGGCTACTACGAGGATCTGGCCGAGGGTGCGACCGAGAACTGGATGAAGTCGATGGTGCTGTGCGAATACCCGCCGAGCCTCGACGGCAAGGCGGTGTACCTCGGCACATTCAAGCGCCACCAGCACGTCAGCGAACTCCCACTGCAGACGTGGCAGTTCGGCGACTTCTCGCCGTCGCTGCTGATCGCCGTGGACCAAGGGCGCAACCCGGCGGCGCTGATCTGCCAGCAGCAACCCCGCGGCACGCTGTACGTCCTGCGCGAGCTGTTCGGTCAGAACATGGGCATGGACCGGTTCGGCACCGAGGTGCTGCGTCCGGCGCTCGCCGAGCGTGGGTTCGTCGGCCTGCCGTGCACGCTGGTGATCGATCCCGCCGGCTTCCAGAAGTCACAGATCAACGACCTGTCGCCCGCCGAAGTGCTGAAGCGCATGGGCTTCGCCGTCATGCCGGCTCCCACCAACGACATCATGCGGCGCATCGAAGCGGTCGAACGAACGCTGCAGCGTAGCGATGGCCTGCTGATCGACCCCGGGTGCAAGGAACTGATCCGCGGGCTCACCAGCGAGTACCGGTTCCGCACGAAGCGCAACGGCGAGCTGGAAGACCGGCCCGAGAAGAAGCATCCCGTCTCAGACCTTCAGGACACCCTGCAATACGCCGCGCTGGTCGCCGGCGGCGTCAACCGCAGCGCGCTGTTCGGTGGTGGCGTGAAGCGCACGCAGGTGCGGCGCAGCCTCAAGGCGTTCACCTGATCGGTACGACATCCGACTTGTCGTCGAAAATTTCGCCACGGGAGATGTCACCCTCCCCTTCGGTGAACGTCCGCTGTGCCAGCGCGAGGATACCCACTACCTGTGTTTTCATGGTGCAGGCTTCGCCGAATGCGTGCAGTCGGATCTCGCCATTGTTGCTATAGGTGGTCACCAGCAACGTGCGTACCGACACGGGGTCGCCGTCGCTGTCGACGCCATAATCTCCTCGCTCGATCACGTCGGCCATGTGGCGCAACCGGCCAACGACATCGCGCAGGGAGGGGATCAGCTTGCCCGTGGCATCAGGGCGGATCGGCGTGGGAGTGTCCATGTCACTTCTCCGGTGCGCAGCGGATCGCCACGGCACGCAGCGTGCCGTAGGCCTGTGCGTCTGCCGCCTTGCTGGTCAGGATCGCCCTCGCCTGCGCGTTGGGCGCGAGCAGCAGGTAGCCGCCGGGCAGGCGCGACAGCAGTGCCGGCGTCGCCTCCAGCGCGGCCTTCAGACACTCAGCCGGGACCGGCACCGTGGGCTGCACCACCGGCGGCACCGGCCGCGGCGTTGTAGATCTGCAGGAACTCAGGAGAAGCCACAGGATGACCGGGGCACACCACTGCAGGATGACTCGGGGCCACCTGCGGCGCGGGATGGAAGTCGACATAGCTGATCTTCTCCGTGAGGGTCTGGTTCGTCGTACGCAGGTCGGCCAGCTGGCTGTTCAGTGTGGACGTCTTGCCGCGCTCCTGATCCAGCTGGTTCGTGATCCGTTTCGCTGTAGCGCGCTCGTCCTCGATCCGCTGGTCCATCACTTTCTGATCGTGATCGATCTGCGCCTTCAGGTCGGCGGCGGCGCTGGCGCGGTGGACCAGCGTGCACAGGCCGGAACCGACGATGGCGCCGATCACGAACGCGATGGCCACGATGGCGAGTTTGATCTGCGAGGTCATGCGGCGGGCTCCATATTCGCGGCGCGCAGCTGGGCGCGCAGCTTGTCCACGAGGTCTTCGGCCTGCCGCGCGCGGCGGATCGCGGAGTCGACCTGATCGGAAGCCTGTTTCAACCGTGCGTCCGGTGCATCCATGTCGCCTCGCCGCCTCGCGCTGGCGCTGTCGGGCTCGTCACGCAGCTGCTTCACCATGGTGTTGAGCATGGTGATCGTCTGGCTGTACGCCTGAAACGAGTCCACCTGCACCGCAGCCTGCGCGTCGGCGACACCATCGACACGGCGGTTCGCCGACCATTTCCGGATCACGCCCCATGCGGCGCCTGCCACAAGAACGGCGCCACCGATGATCTTCCCGACATCGATGCTGAGGTCGGGATTGGGAGGCGCCGGCAACATCACTATGCAGTCTCCCGGTCGCGCGGCGTCAGATCCGTGCGGACCACGGCATGGAGCGCCATGATGCACGTGATGATGTACCCCACGAAGTCGGGATCGACATGGGGGGCAGTGAGGATCGTACCGCCCGTGACGCCAACCCACAACCCGAATGTCGCGATGTTGGTCACAGCCGCGAACGCTGGCCGCGCATGCGGGTCGAACAGGCGCCACCACAAGAACGCCGCGTCGACCGCGAACGCCAGCGCCCACCAGTGCCGAAACCCGGAGACCAGCACGTAGGTCGTATCAGCGGACGGCACCACGTGCGCCGCCGCGGTGAACACGGCGTACAGCGTCGCCGCGATCGCCAGCAACATGCGCACGGCGATCGTGGAACCGTATCGGATACCTTCGTAGGTCGCTTTCACATCAATCGGCAAGTGCATGAAGCGCAGCCTCATAGGCCGGTGGCCATCGACTGTCATCTGGCTTCCCCGGTCGCCATAGTCGCAGGTACAGGTCCCAAGCACCAGCGGCGCTGGACGCCAGCGGCGAGGGGTCGGTCCAGAGCAGCAGCCGGGTGAACACGGCACCCAGCAGGTCGTTGGTCTCCATCGCCACGTACACAGCGTCGATGGTCGGCATGACGCCCAGCTCGGTGCATGCGGCAACAGCCATGGCGCGGCTGGCTTGGTGATTGAGCACGCCGCGGATGCCGCCCCGCTCGAACTGCCAGAACGACCGCGCCGGTCCACCGCCCATCTGGACGCGCGTCCGATACCCCGACTCCTGACCGCCGATCGCCAGACCGATCACATCGGCGCGTCCGGACCGCACGAGCGGCGGCAATATCGCCATGGCCGGGCGCCAGACCTGTGCCAGCACGACGTCGACGGTTGTCGGTAGCGTCAGCACGTCACTCTCCTTTCAGCTGGTCGGCGCAGTGACCGGGCGCCACAACGTCCATCAGACGGCACAGCACACACCCCCACCGTCGTCCGGCGACCTGAGCCTTCGCCGCGCGCAGGCTCACCGTCTCGTCGCTGCGACCGTTCGCCGCCACGTTCACCGCCTCGTCGATCTCCACGGCGATGCGCATGCCCTTCGCCGGCACGCGGAACACGCAGACCAGATACCGTCCGAGCGCCAGCGCGGCGCCAGCGGCGATCAGGGGGAACAACAAGAGGAGCGTTAGGCGCGCCTTCATGGCGCACCCCCATGCACGACCCAACCGCTGTCGCTCGCCTTCGGCGCCTGCGCGATGATCTCGTCCACGGTGAGCGCGGCCAGCGCTGCAGGCGTCATCGCGGCGAGTGCCGCCTGCTGACCGTAGGCCCATGTCCAGAGCGCGTCGCGGTACGCGAGCATGGCCTTGGCGTCGGTGTCCCACTGCGTCACGCTGCTGCCCACGTAGCTGGTGCACGACAGCGCCGTGTCGTATCCGTTCTGCTGCGCGATACCATCGATCCACGCCTGCAGCTGCGGCAGGAACCGCGCAACGATGTCAGCGACGGTGGGAGGCGGTAGTGGCTGGATCACGGATTCGTCCTCCGGCCACTGCGGGTTTCCACGCGGAATGAATGCACCGGTAGCAATGTCGATTATCACATCGGGATTGTCGGTCTGCTGATACATGGTCAAAGCTCCGCTTCTGCCGTCCAATGAGAAAGCACGTTAATTACCGTTGCCGATACGAGACTGCACGTTACACTCATTCCCGACATGCCTATGGGTGACGGCGTGGCGGGCGGACTACTTGCTGTCGCTGCGTCAGACACATTACCAACGCTCCCGTTAGCGGGTGAATACAACGTCACGACGGGCACAGCCCGCTTGGTCACTTTGAACGTGACAGGGATACAAGTATTATGTGCGCTTGTATTTAGGTTGGTGATGTAAGTTCGCGCCGCGCCATTATTGGTGACGGTGCCCAATGCTGTCCCGATGTCATAACTCGTCTCGTAGTACCTCTGGCACAAGACCAACTCCTGTTGCGGTGCACGGAAGTCGAACGGCGTCGCAGTCACGCCGCGCTCCAACTTCGGCAACGAGAACGTCCCGCCAGAGAATTTCACTTCGGCATTCGTGTTCGCCGCCAGCGAGAACGGCACACCCGAAGTCACCGCAGCGCCTGCAACGGTCGCGGTCGCCGTACCCGTCCAGCTGAGCACGTAGTTCCCGCCAATGACCACCGCACCCTCCA